ACATGGTATGCTTGGATACTGTGAAGTCAATCTTATTGTGGTCAAACATATTATTATTTAACATATTGTATTTATCTTTCTATCTATTTATATAAGGTTTACTATTATAATCTATATTAATTATAGTAGTATGTCAATTTAAAAGTAACATAGTTATAATTATTAATGTTACATATATCATTTACTTAGGCTCCCTATTCAATGCAGACCTTAGATAGTCTACAGCTTCTAATATTATTAATCTATCCTGCGTCATATACTCTTTAGCTAAGTCGCAGGAACCACTGTGCAATAGTAGTCCTTTAATATCACTGGCTTGATTGAAGGCTGCTAATAGCACAACATCTAATGCTTTACTATAGTTTGTAGGCATGTTATTATCCTTAGAATTTAATATACTCTGCTAAGTATACAGGGGATGGGGAATGTTCTTTGCGTCTGGCATTTTTAACATCACACTCAATAATATTTAATAGGTCTAGTCGTGTCTTAAATCGTGACATATATGTAACACAATCTTCATAGTTTAACAGGACATGCCAGCCAGATAGGTAAGGTTTCTGTCCTGACCCGTCAGTTACTTGTTTATACTCTGCCTTAATCCACTCACCTTTAGGCATTACTCTACTGCCATTGACACCATGGAATAATGTCTTGATGTTACCATCAACAAGCTCTACAATCTTATAAGCTTTCATTAACTTCCTCCTCTATAGAGGTCTTATGGAAGTCTATGGTTGCCTCAATTAATTCCCAAGCATGGTCATATGAAGGGGCTGTTCCTAATGTAAAGGACAGGGCTGTATGTAAAGCAGCGGCAGCTATGTGTAAATCTTCCACGCCTTCTGTCTGCATGATGATCAACTCAGTATCCAGCCTATCACCACATTCAATTACATCATCAACCATTTGGTTGGTTACAGTCTGTTTAGTTTTATTAATCATATCCATTGATCCTTCTTCATTAATTTAGTGGCTGCATGTCTCATACCCAACCTATCTATGTTTAGACAGACCAACCCATGAGCTACCATAGGTCTTGAAGTCCATCTATAGAGGGTTGCAGGGGACCCATCAAGTAGGCACATTATCATTCCAAATCCTACATGTTCAGCTGAGCTATCACAATCTAATAAGTCAGGCGGGAGCCAATTACTATTCCCATTATTATAATTATTATAATCATTATAATTTCTATTTAACATAGTCTCCGCTAGGCCATGAGCATAATGGAATGACCATTCATACTTACCATGTCCCCTTAAGGTAAAGTTAATCATTCGATAACCTCCTCGTTCAACATCTTTTGAAGCGCATTCCTTACATGTTGTTCAGGCATCTCACTAACCTTTAGGTATGCTTGTTTGGATTTACTATAGTAGTTACGGTTTACAGTAAGCTTCTCTTCAACAAGTCCTGTATCTTCTAATACAAACATCTTCATATTAATGCGCCTCTCCTAATTGTACGATGGACGGGATGCCCATTGTTATCTTCTTAAAGCAACCAGCCTTGCATGTTGAACAATGGCCTTTAATGCCCTTACCATGGTTTCCCTGTGTCTTTGGACACTTAAACATTCTACTACCTGTGGGTGTATGAGTATCTGAGTTCCCAAAATTCATGATAGACCATCCATCATCTTCCAACATGTGCCACTCTTCTATAGTGGTGGAAGGATCAGTACTTGCATTAACTACAACATTTCCTATAGGAAACAAGACCTCTTCTATTAGGGCTTTCAACTCAGGGTCACGCCATGCTCTGACTGGTATCCAATAGTCTGTATTGGGTGTAGCCCTTGCTAGGTTTGCAATTCTATAGACATCGCTAACATCTTTAATGTTCTCTCCTCTGGTACATCCCCTAACCCTATTGGTAGGTTTTAACTTTCGGTTGAGTTGTTTAGCAACTTGGTTGGGCTGCATTGCCTGCCAAGCAATCTCATTCCTTACATCTTTAACTACCATGTTCTTGTATACTTTATACAACTTGTTGTTGTAACATGTTGCCTTGCAATAATCGGTGGCATGTAAACATGATCCTTCTATGTCATGTTCAGGTATGTCATTGATAGGTCTGTCCCATGCAAACATATCTATATCTTCACAATATCTTAACTCTAAATTTCCATTGGTGCTAGTCATATCAATCTCCTATCAAGTTGTTTAAAGTATACAATCCATAGTATTCATTTCATTACTACTATGGTGTATACTTATTTAATTCATTAGACCATACATGATGGCGGTGCCTGTTATGATACCTATCAAGTACATTATGGTGCCATAGGCTAGATTAGTTATTCTAATCATGAGAACTCCCCTTCCACAAACTCATATCCTAAAGGGTCAGTCCAGTAATCATCACGGTCATAGGCACCAAAAGTAAGATCCTTAGCAGATATGAGACCTTGCTTGTCCTCTATCTTTAAGACAAGATCATCCCATCCCCAAACCTCCCCATATTCATCAGTGATTTCCCCACCGGATTCAAGTAACCTATCCCATTCACCCCATGATTTATAATCAGTACCATTGAATAGGAACTTCCATCCTAAGGATGACTTACCTATATGTAAGTTAATTGTATCTTTATTACCACAACATTCACATTGTGTGAGGACTTTAGTCCAGTAGTAATTCGTTCCCATAATTATTTATCCTTACCTTTAGGTATGTCGAAAGAGAATTCATGGCATTCATACGCCTTATCATTGGATGCTTGATCCAGTAGGGATTCAGTCTTTAAACATGATAGTTCATCTGGGTAGGTATTGACAACCACTCCTGACTTAGTAGGGTTCTCTATAGAGAACATTATCAATAGGTATAAAACTTTAGTCATCTTATAAATCCTTTATAGATACCGAAGTCATCGGTATGTTACGTTCATGTTTACCATCTAAAGATTGTATTCCACAGCCTAATTGACCGTTGAAACACTGCATCCCTTTAGGGCCTTTCACTATCGACCATGTCTTACCATGATCTTTAATGAGTTGTCTGAGCCTATTACTATCAGGCTTGATTGTTATTTGTTTAGACATGTTATGTTAGTCCCATAATGTTTCAAGGTTATTGGCTACCCAACTCATAGCATCCTTAGCTTTATAAGCTATGATAGCCCCTTCAGTGGTAAAGCTTGAATCATCCTTACTATAGTCTAGTAAGGCATTGCCATGCATGTTGAGGTACTCATTGTAAACCTCAATGCTCCTGAATGAATGGGGATATGAGTTGCTATACTTAGCAAGGTGTACCATCCTTGTCCCTAACCATTCAGCTAAGGATGAATTAAGGTTGATACAGTCAGACCCTATAGGGCCACCCCATTTATCTTCATAGGTTTCATTACTCATCTATAGATACTCCTTTGTTTCTACATAGATTTTTGAGCCGTTTAGCCTTCAAATTAGGCTCAACCTTATGGCCCTTGAACAGGGTATGTACATGGTATGGGTTACGAGGCTTGAACAAGACCTCATTACCTTTTGTCTTGTCCCTATAGGGCTTAGACTTATGTGTTCTACTCATGTTATATCTCCAGATATAATAAGGTTAGGTGTTACAAGCAAAGCTTATAGACTGACATGCTACCGACAAGGATTACTAATCCTATGGAATAGTTAATGTAACACCTAATAAGTTTACCCCTTGATACCCTGTTCATTCAGGGATACATTCTCTGTGGATACCCTATAGGGTAGAGCCATGATCGGTGCGGGATGTAATTCTTATTAGACATGGGCTACCATAATAGATAGCCCAGTCCTAATAAGACCTACTTAGCTTACTGAGTAGGGCCTGTCAGTAACTGGTCGGCACGTTCAGTACTGTATGAGAACTGAATAGAGCTACGATGTATGAAGCTATTCAGTAATGCCGATACTTTAATAGCATTCAAACGTTGAGGGTGATGCTCCCCAGTTTCCCATGATAGGGCTGTTACAATTCCTACACCACATTTATCTGCCACTTGTTCTACAGTAAGCTTAGCAGCTTGGCGGACAGCTTTAATGTTGTTGGATGTCACAAAGACTGGACGGTTTGATAATTTAATAGCTTTAATATTGTTTGACATGGTAGATAGTGTCCTTTCGGGACTATATAAGTAGCTGTTAAGCTACATGGTGTGACATTATTATCACAATAATATTATTTAAAGAAATGTTGAACCGTAGAGGATAGCAAAGAATGCTATCACTCCACAGAATTCAAGGATACGTTCAAGGTTAATCATCAAGGATTAAACATCCTTGTCAGGATTAGCATACTGATCAAGTAGGATACCGACGTTTGTAAGGGTCTTTCTTACACCCTTCCAATGCTCAACACCCTCTTCAGAGGCCGACATATCTATCTTACGGATATCAACGATGGCTGCTTGGACAGAAGCTAAAGCTTTAAGGGATAGCTTCTGATCAACAACGTTGCTGACAACACGACCTTCAGGGATTAACTGATCCTTAATCAGTTTTTTGAAAGCATTCCTTAGGTGATCGGCATCCATATCATCTACTGAGATGAAGCCACCTTTGGCAGATTTGTATTCGATAGTGGTAGCTGTTGTAATGTTTGTCATGGTAATAATTTCCTTTTGTTTAAGTTTTATAATATCTAAGTTAATAAGATTGATAGGTTCGTAAGAACTACCCTATCAATTATTAACTAGATATATTATATATTTAAAATTTGTTGGAGGATTGAAGGATAGAACCTACTATTATGAAGGTTCCAATGCCCAAGATAATTAATAAGATAATCATACCGATAAGGGTTTAACTAGTAAAGCAAATGTTGCTTCAACGACAGTCTCAAAACTGTCGAGGTGTTCACCGGTATCGGTGTCATGAGTATCAATAGACCCACAGGATGTTGAAACTTCGATTGGCTTATTAGCCATCCATAGTTGAAAGTTTAATTCATGAAGTTCGATTGTTGAAATATCCATAGTTAATAATCCTTTTGTTTAAGTTTTATAATATCTAAGTAAGTAAGATAACTAGGTTCGTAAGAACTACCTAGTTATTACTTACTAGATATATTATACCTTGTCAAGAACAATCGAGAATTGTAATTGAGCCGTCAAGTAAGTTAAGACTTACTAATTCTACCCAACGTCTGGGCCAGCCATCATCAAAACCAAAGGTTTGATTGACTAAATGCTGAAGCTTTGCTTCATCAGGGTTTTCAATATCGTAGATATGGAGACCACAGTGGATTTCAACATACCCTTTAGGGAACATAAAATCCTCAACTGTTGTAACTACATTTTCCATTATTAATACTCCTTTATAATATCTAACTTAATAAGCTAATTAGGTTCGTAAGAACTACCTAATTAGTATTAAGTAGATATATTATACCTTTCAAAACGGCTCGACAGTTAAGGTTTCACCTTCACCAAGACCTTTGGTCTTAGCTTTGGCTGCTGCAACAGCTTCTTCGAAGCTATCAAATAGTTCTGAGGAGACTAATAAGTCTCCATCAGAGGTTTCCAAAACTAACTGAAACATACTAATTTCCTTCCTAATCTTCTCTATAATATCTAAGTTAATAAGGTAATAACCTTCGTAAGAACTAGGTTATTACTATTAACTAGATATATTATACCAATCCCAAAACCTCGTCAACCTTTCCGTGATCTTGGCAGGTATTAATACTTGGGAAGACATGGGTTGTCTGGGCTGAAACCTCTTAGGTTTTAAGGGGATAGGTTGTATAGTCTTGGTTGTCTGGTAACTCTATAGAGTTAAGGAATAACTGTGGCATAATTACCACACCAGATTTCTGAGCCTCGCGGATCATGCGCGACTAAGTAGACTACATATGCGGGGGTGGGCCTACGATCATCATAACTCACGAGGCCTACTGTGGTATTTCAGCAACACTTTAGTGTTAGGGTAGCTCTAAAGAGCTATGATTGTGGCAATTAAGTCACTGTAGACTAGTTAGTCTACTGTGACATATCAGCAACACTGTGACTATAAAGTTCTGTAGAGAACTATATAGTCAATCCAGAGACCCCACCGCAGCTACGTGGCCCGTGTGCATATATATATACTACCCCCCCAATAAATTCTACAAAAAACAAGGCCTCTATAATATATAAAATTATAGAGGCCTCTATCGTCGTAACCATTATTCATACTTGTGGAGCGTAAAGTTAAAAATACACTCCGCAAACTAATTAGAAGAGTTTAGCCACTCCATAAAAAAATAGACCGCACCGGTAGTGACTGGGGAGTATACTAAGATTTTAACGGCGAGACCTATATAGACAACATAGGTTATATAGTATCTATATAGGAATACTATTGAGTATATAAAGTTATCTATTAAGATAACACTACTACCACTATTATCAACTAATCTATATAGGTAAACATATAAGACCTATGTAGTCTATATAACCTAGTATGACTATAGAGACTATAGATACTTAAAGGTCTATTTAGTCTACTTAGTCTAGGTATCTATTTAGGGCTAATATGTTCGCACAATATCATGGATCATTCAATCATACAAACTATTTAATAATAATAATTATAATAATAATACTTGATTATGGTCTACCCCTATGATAGGGTATAATTATCAAAGATAAGTAATAGAGGTGAATGGAGACAATCATATTATGAAAACCTTAACAGATGAGCTACCAGACCTAGACACTATCCTTGATGATTATAAGTATCAATCAAACTTACAATCCTACAAAGACTTTATATCTTCAAAGGCTGAGACAACTCCTATCTACTTTGATAAAGAAGACCTACATCCAGAAACAGCTGCAGTTATAGTCTCAAATACTATAGCGGAGTTTATCAATGTATTGAATATGGTCCCCCAGATGCAGGGCAGGACCACAAGAGATGACTATCTAAGAAATACATATCAATCAAGTATAAATCAAATGATTGCCTTTAGGGAGTTATTAGTAGACGCTGCCTACGACACCCCTAATGAAATGGAAGAACTAATAAATGATCGACAACACAGACACCGGATCAAGTTCTTTTCTGACAAAGAATCCGAAGACTAACATGTTAGACTGCCTAGCTTTGAGGAATGCCTTAAAGCCTAGAGTAGACCTAGCCGCACAAGAGTGCTTCCTATCATTTGTCAGAAAAGAAGCTCCCAAGATAATTCCTGAGTTTGTCATGGGTAGGCATATTGAACTACTATGCGACAAGCTCCAAGCAGTAGTGGAGGGTGAATGTAAACGATTGATGGTCTTCCTACCACCCCGATCAACCAAGTCAGTCATCTGTTCCATGCTATTCCCTGCATGGTATATGGGTCATAATCCAGCACATGAAATAATGGCCCTGTCCCACTCAGACCAACTAGCGTCAGACTTCGGCAGATCAGTCAGGGACATTGTCAACGATGAAGACTTCCAAGAAATGTTTAATGGTGTACAGCTAAGGGCAGACGTTAAAGCTGCCGGTAAATGGATGACAAGTAAAGGAGGTAAATACTACGCAGCCGGTGTCAGGTCTAAGTTGGCAGGTCGTGGCGCTCACGTAGCCATACTTGATGATGTAATGTCGGAGGATGATAGCTTCTCAGAAGCCGGTAGACGTTACATAAAAGAATGGTATCCTTCAGGCTTAAGGACCCGTGTGATGCCCAATGGTGCCATCATAATAATAAATACTAGGTATCACTATGATGACATCTGTGGATGGCTATTGAAGCAGGAGTCGGACAATGACATGACCAATAAGTGGGAGGTTATAAAGATACCTGCATGGTTAGATGAAGACGCTGCAGAACTACTGAACATGGATGTGGGTTCATCATACTTTCCAGAGTGGAAGTCAGACGAGATGTTAAGGATAGATGAAGAAGAAATAAAAGCTGCCAACGGTAGTCGTTACTGGAATGCCCTATACATGCAGGACCCACAGCCGGATGAGGGTGGTATCATTAAGAAGAAGTGGTTCCAGTGGTGGGATGAAGAAGACCCTCCACAGTGTGAGTTTATACTACAAACATATGATACAGCTTTCAGTACTTCAAAGACTGCAGATTATTCAGTGATACAGACATGGGGTATCTTTGGGCAGATGGGTCAGGACTCTGAAGGATCAGAAGCCTATGTATCCAACATGATCCTCCTCAGCAATGTAAAGGATAGATTTGAATATCCAGAGCTAAGGAGAAAAGCTCAAGAGATGCATGACATGTACAGACCAGACATCTGTATAATAGAGAAGAAGGCATCAGGACAATCACTGCTGCAGGACCTGAGGAGGGCTGGTCTGCCAGTATTAGACTATCTCCCCGACAGGGATAAAGTAAGTAGGGTCTACGCTTCAACACCCCTTATGGAGTCTGGTAGGGTCTGGATACCAAGCAATAAAGACTGGGCTGTTGATCTGTATGAAGAAGCCATCACATTCCCCAATGCTGCACATGATGACCAAGTTGATTGTATGACTATGGCTATACAATATATGAGGGATTCATGGAACATTCTACACCCTGAAGACCCCAATTATGACCCTATAGACTCCCCAAGGGCTAGGAAGAGGTCCTACTGGAAAGTATAATAGTTTAAAACATTTGCATTAATACTGATTAGACTATATACTCAGCCATATTAATAAACCAACAACACTCTAATTATATACATAGATATATTAATTACATTGGATATGAATCAAACATGGCTATAGCTAAAAACCCAAACGAACCAACCAATATTGATGAGCCTATGATTGATCCGTCTGAGATGGATTTAGAATCTCCCATGTCTACATTAGTATTTGATGATGATGGTAATGTAATTATTGACCTTGAAGGTAATGGGGAGTCTGAGATACCAGACTTTGATCCCAAGTCCACTGATGGTTTCTATGAGAACCTAGTAGATAAGATGGATGAGGAAGACCTACAGATCATATCCACTCAGGTAATCAATGCCTACGAGTCTGACAAGTCCTCCAGAGAAGAGTGGGAACAGATGTTTGATAAAGGCTTTGACCTACTAGGGTTGAAGATTGAAGAAACATCAGAGCCATTTGAAGGTGCCTGTACTGCAGTTCATCCATTACTGATTGAGTCTGCAGTTAAGTTCCAATCTAAAGCCATCCAAGAGTTACTACCTGCTTCAGGTCCAGTCAAGACAAAGGTGGTCGGTAAACAAACTGAAGGTAAACTAAATCAGGCAAACCGTATCAAGAACCACATGAACTACCAGATCACTGATGAGATGCCTGAGTACTTTGATGAACAGGAACGGATGTTATTCCACCTACCATTATTTGGGTCGGCATTCAAGAAGGTCTACCATGATGTGGGGCTGGGTGTAAACGTTTCAGAGTTTGTACCTATTAACCAGTTCTACATATCAAACTTTGCTACATCACTACAGAAAGCTGCCAGATACACACAGGTCATCTATAGGTCCCCTATTGAGATGGAACGTGAAGTAGTGTCAGGAATGTATAGGGACGTAGACTTAGGAGATGCTGCAGAGCCAAACTTGGCTGGTATGGCTATAAAGATGAATGAGGTCATGGGTGTCTCTCCTCAGGCTGAGTATGATCCACAGTTTACATTACTGGAGCAACACACATACCTTGACATAGAAGTTGATGAAGATGATACCGAGTTGACACTCCCCTACATTGTTACCCTAGACTTAGACAGTGGGACTATCTTAGCTATTCGACGTAACTATAACTTGGATGACCCACGTAGAATAAAGAAAGACTTCTTTGTCCACTATAAGTTTGTCCCCGGTTTTGGATTCTATGGTCTGGGACTTATGCATTTCTTGGGCAACCTAACAATGACAGCTACCTCAGCCCTACGTGCCTTAGTGGATGCTGGTCAGTTTGCAACTCTACCTGCAGGTTTCAAAGCTAAGGGTGTCCGTATCACCGGAGACAATGATCCTATAGCCCCCGGTGAGTTTAAAGAAGTAGAGGCAACCGGTATGGACTTAACCAAGTCTATCGTACCACTCCCCTACAAAGAACCATCCCAGACCCTTTTCCAGATGCTACAGTTTGTATCCGGTGTCGGAGAGAAGTTTGCAGACTCTACAGAGAAGGTTATCTCAGACGGTAGTAATAAGGGTCCAGTAGGTACTACGATGGCCCTACTAGAAGCATCAGGTAAGTTCTTCTCAGCGGTACATAAAAGATTACATAAAGCCCAAAAAGAAGAACTTAAGATTCTTGCCAGATTAAACTACGAGTTCCTCCCTGATGAGTACCCATATGAGCTTAATGATTATGATAACAAAGCCCTAAAGTCTGACTATGATGGTAGAATTGATATCATCCCAGTATCTGATCCCAATGTTCCGTCCAATGCACATAGGATGATGATGAACCAGATGGCTATGCAAATGGCCCAGACCTCCCCTGCCGGTATGTTCGACATGGAGGAATTAAATAAGACAATCCTTCAGTCGGCAAACATGCCCAACCTAGATAGGATTATGCCTAAGAAGCCTGACCCTCAACCTATGGACCCAGTATCAGACTTGATGGCTGCAGTTAAAGGTATGCCTATCAAGGCTTTTGCAGGGCAGCAACATGATGCACACATACAGGTTAAGATGGCATACCTACAAGACCCAGCCAATGGTGCCTCACCTATCATGCAGAGGGTAGTCCCCCTAATCACTGCAAATATCCAAGAACACAGTATCATGAAGTATCAGGAACAAATGAATGGTATGACTCAGGAGATAACCAAAGGTGCGGATGGTCAAGACCCTAAGGTATTACAGATGGCTATGACGCAGGCAGCTACACAGGTTATGGAAGCCAATAAAGCTGCAGCTGAAGGCCCAAGTTCACCTGAAGAACAAATGGTTAAGCTGGAAGAACAAAGATTAATCATTGATGATAAGCGTGTCGAAGGGACATTGGCTAAAGAGTTGAGTGAGTCCCAGATTGCCAATCGTAAGATTGACCTAGATGAAAAAGAACTTGCACTCAAAGCCTACGAAAAGGGTGCCACTGCATTAACCCAGATCGAAGAAAAGACCAAAGATCGTAGTCTAGCTTTACAGAAGGAAGCAATCAAAGCTATGACTGATCTAATCAAACAAGACAAGTCTTTCACTCAAGAAGAACGTATGAAGGTCGGTGATGTTATAGGTAAGCTCCTAGTGGACGATAATAAAACTAAAAAGTCCTAGCATATGAAATAGTCCTTGTGTATAACTAACATTATGACTATATATAAAGAGATCAATTATCTTATCCAGCAAGACATTGATACCCATGTTGATTCGTTGAGTAGAGGTGCAGCCACCAACTATGCAGAGTACCAGTTTATGGTAGGTAAAGTTGAAGGTATGTACCAGACTCAATCCCTCATCAAGGATATCTTAACTAAAAACCTAGATGAAATAGATAAGGAAGATTTTTAATATGCAAATGCCGATAGCCGGAGCGTTAAAAAACGACGAATGGATTGAAGATGCTGATAAGCCTGATCCTAAAAAGTTACCAAAACTAAATGGATACCATATCCTAGTGAGACCTGTCTCAGTAAAAGCTAAGACAAAGAGTGGTATCATCCTGCCTGACTCAACCCGTGATGACATGGCCTACCTAACAACAGTTGGTCGGGTCCTCTCTCTGGGTGATACGGCCTACCAAGATAAAGAAAAGTTCCCCAATGGGCCATGGTGTAAAGTTGGAGATACCATCTCATACCATAAACATGTAGGTACAAAAATGATCTATAAGGGTGTTAAACTCCTATTGATCTATGATGATCAGGCAGTAATGACACTGGATGATGCAGCAGACCTAGACCCAACATATAATCTATCAAACTAAGCTTATTTGCATAGCCCCTTAGATGTATGTTATACAATAAACTATAGGTGAATATTAATACCGATTGGTTCACCGCCAACGTAGGAGAATAAATATGGCTGAAGTTCAGCTTGACATTGAGATAGAAGATGATAAAGAAGAATGGTCGAAAGTAGACCCAAGGGAATCAAAAGAAGAAACTCCAAAAGTAGAGTTTGAAATCGAAAGTGACCCTAAAGAGTCTTCAAAGACTAATCAAGAATCTGTTACACCCCCAAAAGAACTTGACGGCATAGAAACAAAAGGTGCCCAAAAGCGAATCCGACAACTGATTAAACAACGTAAAGATCGGGATGACCAATTAGTCAATCGTGAAACCCGTATCAGAGAGTTGGAAGATGCTATAAAAAAACAGACTATTGAATATACTAAAACTCAAAAAGCTAATATGGATGCATCAGGTAAAGCTGTTGCAGATCGTATAACACAGGCACAACATAGTTATAAAGCTGCTTTAGAATCTGAAGACACTGATGCTATTGTTCAAGCCCAAACCAATCTATCCCAATCTCAAGCTGAGATGATGCTTATTAAGCAGAGTCAAGAAGCCTATAAAGAGTTTGAGGAAGCCGAAGAACCTAAAGAAACTATCCAAGCACCACAAGCTGAACAGTCAAACTATGACCCTAAAGCTGTAGCATGGACTGAAGATAATACATGGTTCGGTGAAGACAAAGTCTTAACAGCCGCTGCATTACATATAGATGCACAATTAAAGGCTGAAGGTTTTGATCCATCAGATGATGAGTTCTATGATGAGGTCGATCAGCGACTACGAGAGAACTTCCCTAAGAAGTTTGACGTAGCCCAAGAAGAACAAGTTGAAGACTTGGTTGAAGAAACTCAGGAGCTTAAGCCTAAAGCTAAAGTTCCTCAGATGGTTGCAGGGGGATCGCGTACAACTGCACCAACACTGTCTGGCGGGAAGTCCAACAAAGTTAAGTTGACCCGTGAAGATGTAGCAATGGCCCAAAAGTGGGATATACCATTGGACAGGTTTGCAGCCAGTAAGTTAGAAGCTGAAGCTGCAGATGGTGAATATTCAACAATCAACATTAATCGCGGAGGTAAATAATATGTCACGGTTCCCAGAAGTTAATACACGTAGTTCCAATGAACGAGATCAGAATACCAGACAGGAAGAATACACGTTTGAAGAACCAGACTTCCTAGAAATCCCCGAAGAAGTTCGGGACCGGTTTAGTTCTCAAGGTATGTCACTCAGATGGATTAGAATGACCCTTAAAGGTCAGGATGATATCTCTAATCTAGGTAAGCGCCTCCATGAAGGTTGGTCGTTTGTACAGTCTGAAGAAGCACCAGAAATGGAATATAACTCTTTCGTGAAGGAGTCAGGTCGCCACACAGGAACGGTATGCCGGGGAGATTTAGGTCTCGCAAAGATACCGACAGGAAAAGCTGTGGCACGGAAAGAATACTATGAGAATAAAAGTCGAGAGATGATTGACGCAGTTCACTCACAGCTTGACCAAGCAAATGATTCTCGTATGCCAATTTCCAACCGATCCCGTAGTCAAGTTACGAAAGGACGAACACCTTCTTTTAATTAATTAGGAAACCCTAGTTACCCTTGACATTTTTATCCAATCAATCCACTTAGGAGAATACAATATGAGTACTGTTAAAGCACTCGACGGTCTTCGTCCATACCGTAAGCGTGGGGCAGGTGCCAATACTTCAGGTACTAACGTCTACTCTATCGCTTCCGGCTATAATGCGAATATCTTTTCCGGCGACCTAGTTAAAACCACTCTTGGTAATATTAACGTCTATGCAGCTACCACTGAAAAAGTACTTGGTGTCTTTGCAGGCGCTAAGTATGATGTCAATGGCACACCTACATGGTCTAAGTACTGGCCTGCTGGAACGTCA